CTAAGCGGGTTTTTCTGGGTCTTTCGGGGTTAGTTAAGCTAGTTGGCAAAACATGCTCTGACCTGCGAAAACCGCGTTTCATCAGGCTTTATGCAAATACCCCGAAAACCTGCGGAACGATTGCCTCTCACTCGTGAACAAAGCAATACGAAACATGCTAAAACGCCTGATGAACGGGCGTTTTTGCTATGCGTAACAACTTGCCGAATGTCCCAATGTGTCCCAATATGCGGAACTGACGGGATTCGAAACCCAAGCGAATCGTTGTTTTCGGGATAAGCACTCGGATAATATCCGGGCTAAGCTCGGATAAATCGGACTAATCTAATCCAGCCGCGAAACTAATCTAATTAGCCGCACCTTTAGTCTAACCTGTCGAAAACAGGCCGTTTTTTAACAGCATTTCGCGAAAAACAGCGGAACGTGTAACATTTCGGGCGGTTTTGTTACTCGAACATTACTCGAACCTACTCGAACCTACTCTTACCCAGTTCCTAGGTTCACTCAAGAATGGCCTTAGCTCACTCAAAAATCACTCGAAACTTGACTGACGTTTTGACTGACGGACATATTCAGGACATGTCCTAATTAAATAGGACATTTGTCCATCATGTCCTATTTGGTAAGGGCGCGAATGTCCCTACCAAACAAAAAAAGCGGGGCCACCCGAAGGTGACCCCTGGTAGATAGCTGCCGCCATCTTATATCCTCGCCGTTTTTGGCTTACCCAGTTCTTAGGGAACGTACTCGCGGCAAGGGGATCGGCGGTATAGCTTGGGTATCTCTCCGTTCGCGTTCCCGCCGTGGTTGCCTCCGCTCCTGTTGCCATACGGTCAGCAAGATAACGGAGGCTTGCTAGCGTGTCTATTATACCAACTAGCCGAACAGCTTAGTCGCGGTGTTCTTGCCGCACTCGCCGTCAACCGTGAGGCCGTTAGCCTTCTGGTACTTCTTGATAGCAGCCACGGTATCATTGCCGCATTCGCCGTCAGCACCGCATGAACCCACGGAGTAGCCACGGCAGATGAGCATCATCTGGACGAGGCGCGTGAGGTTGCCGGAGCTGCCGTTCTCGATGACGCGGTTGCCCCATGCGGCCTTGCTCTTCGTCTGGAAGTAGCCGTCAACGGTCGTGCCGATGATCTCCTGGACTTCCTTGACGATGGCCTTCTTGGTAGCCGTTCCGAAGATGTTGTCCTCCTTGAGGTTCCAGCCGTAATACTCGTTGAGGTAAGCCTGAACTTCCTTGATGGTGTCAGGCGTCTTGTCGAGAGCCGTTGCGGCGGGAGCAACCTCGGGCAGTTTGCTCGCAGGCACGACTGCGCCGCCGTATGCGGGACGTGCGAAGCCGCGAAGGTATCGACCGTTGATGGAGAGCGTGCGGCGCTTGACGGCGTTCGAGTAGTTACCCTCGATAACGACGAAGCTGGAAGTAGAGACGCTTTCCACGATGCCGACGTGATCGGATACGCCCTTGTTGTCACCAGAGCCGCTGTCCTGCCAGTCGTAGTAAACGATGTCGCCCGGCTGCGGTCTCATGTTCTCGTTCTCACGCCAAGTGCCGAGAGCCTTGAACAGCTCGATTTGCTTCTGGCAGGAGCATTCGGTCGGGATGATGTCGGTCGCGCCGCACTTGATGGCAACGGCGCTCACGAAGGTTGCGCACCATGCGTCGGTGTACTTCACCTTGTAGCTACGCGCCAGCGGCGTGTGCTCGTTGTAGATGTTGATGATCTTCTTGTGCGTGCCGTCGCTCTCCTTGCAGCCGAGCCACGTCTTAGCCTGGGCGACGATTTGGTTTGCTGTTGCCATGTAAACCACTCCTTATGCGAAAAGAGCCACCCCGAAGGATGGCTCGTTGAATTGCTGGTTGGGCGCTTTGCCCGGTATCTTAATTATTCGTCAGTGCCGCCGATAGCGTCAGCGAGGTTGATGTTCTGTTTGTCGCTGACGTTGAGCGTGTTCTTAAACGCTTCGTACATGCCCGTGGAGGCAAGGCCGCTCACGAGACCTTGGCAGATTACCTCTGGGGTAATCGCCCATGCGCTCCACGCGCAGAGGAGCACGCCCAGCACCGCTACGATGAGCGGGATGAAGCGGTTTACCTCCTTTGCCGGCACGAGGTTCTTCACCACGTAGCCGATGGCGAGACAGATCACCAGCGCGATCGGGCTGATGAACTCTTGAATGAAAGTCATATCCATTTCTCTCTCCTAACCTATTCCGATTTGAAGCAGCGCGAAGGCTATCACGCCGCCTACGACGGCGCTAACGGCCGTCTGCACGACTTTCTCCCACATGGTGCCGCTGTGGCCTTCCAGTGCCCTCAGACGCGCCTCGTGGTCGTTCTCCGTGCTGTCCATGCGCTCGGTGATGACCGTCAGCCGCTCCAAGCACTTCTCGATGCCGTCAAGCTCGCTGCCGTGGGCGTCAAGCCGCTTCTCGATGTTCTCGATGACGTGCTTCTCCAACTTGCTCACCCCCTTAGCAGTCCGCAGCGTCGGCGAACTCAGGACGATGCTTCTTCAAGAGCGCGTATGCTCCCTCCATCGCTCCCTCTCGAAGCTCTTCGATAGCTTCATCGTAAGTGACGTGAATATATTCATGCGCCACATAGGGGAACTGCGGTTCACCTTCGATCTTGCCAGCCGCCCAGTCCTTCTCGTACTGACGCGCCGACTCGTCGAGGTAGCTGTGACGAAGCACAGTGACCTGCTGGTTCGGCTCGATGCTGACGAGCGCGACGCGGTGATATTCAAGCGGTAGGCCGTTCGGCATTACCACCTTCTTGCTCAATGCCATGTTTAATCACACTCCTTAAAAGCCGATTACGTAACGCAACGCATATCGGTGGTTGTAGTAGACTGCGCCGTCGCTGGTCATACCTTCCGCTGCGTTACTGTCGTGTCCTGTGATGCTTGTGTCACTGATATACAGGTACTTACTAGCGCGATTACCGCCTGTAAGGCCTCGCATATCCACTAGAGTGCCGTTTCCCTCATGCGCCCAAACGAATTTTTTAAGCACGGTAACGTGTACCCAGTTTGAGTTTTCTGATGAACTACCGTTGTAGTAACTGAACGACAAAACAATGCCGTTTGGCTGTGCGCTCACCGCTTCGGACAGCGTTAGCGTTTGGCTACCTGTCGGGAACATCTCGCCGCTCCACAGCACCTTGTTCACGCCGTATTCGCGCCCTCCTACGGTAAGGGTGTCACCGACCGTCAAGCCGCCCTCAACCGTCAGATCGCCCTCGAAGTAGTCTTTCTCCGATACGACCGCGCCGATCTCGCTCTTGATATGCTCGACTAGTCTCTGCAATCCCACTTCGTCAAGAAATGCCACATCTACACCCCCTTACGAGAACAGCGCGTCTATCGCGCTAGTTGCGATTGATTCCGTTGCAGCCTGAACGAAAGCTGTCGTAGCGATCTGGGTGGTATTGGTTCCCGCTGCCGCGGTCGGTGCTGTCGGCGTTCCCGTGAGCGCGGGTGAAGCAAGCGGGGCTTTCGCCGCAAGCGCGGTGTTCACCACTTTGTTCTGCACGGGATTGGTGCTGCTCGAAGATAGAGCCGAGTCCACTGTGGTCACGGTGTCCTGCGCGGGGATCCCCAAAGCGGTAATGTCGGCTTTGGTCACGGCGGTAGCTGCGCTAACGTGACCCAATGCGTCTACCGTCACCTTGTACAGACCGCTGTTCTTTGCGGTGTGGGACGGGTGCGTGTAAACCGTGTCGGTTGCCGCGATGGAGAACGAGTCCCCGCTGGCGTTCGGCGTGAGCGTGACGTTGCTTCCCGCCGTGATGGTGAGCGTGTCGCTTTCCTGATCTGCTTCGATTGTGGCTCCCGCCACCGTCACCTTCGCAAACGCGTTTTGGTTCGGCTCGCCGCCCGTCTCCGTAAGTTCCTCGATCTTGCTGTACATTTCAGCCGACATAAGGCCGTCTGTCGTTGAGGACGCGTTAGGATAAGTCTTTTCGTCACCCCATGCAGCCGTTCCGCTTGCGCTCCACCGCAGTATCTGCCCCGACGAGCCGCCTGACGGGACGTGCTTGTTCCCCGCCGTCGTGGGGTGGGTGTAGGCGTTTGCCCCTGCCGCCACGCCGTCCAGCTTTGCCTTGTCTGCGGCAGACATTAAACCTGCGGCACTTGCCGTTGCTTCGGAATACGTTGTTCCGAGCGCGTCCCACGCCGAGCCGTCCCATGCGTAGTTCATGCCCGTTGCGGTGACGTTCCAGACGTCTCCGACCGTGTTGCCGGTTGAGGGCAGTGAGTCCACGGTGTCCTTCGACCCCTTGAACTTGTACGCGCTTGCCACGCTGCTGCCGACGAGCGTGTTCACGTAGGAAGTCGTTGCATAGGTTGATGCGTTCTGAAGGTCCTGCTTCTCCTTGAAGTACGTCAGGCCCTCTAAGTCTAGGTATTCTTTTGTTGCCATCGGCTACTCCTCCTCGTAGATGCTGTCGATTTGATCGTCGGTTATGCGGACGATCGTGTTGGTGAACGGGATGCTCTGCCATATAGTCGTTACCTGCGAGGTCGTCATCGCCTCGGCTGCCTCCCCCTCGTCTCCGCCGCCGAGGTCGCCGCCCAAGCGACCGATCGCCATGTAAACGCCGTCTGATCTCAGAACGACAGCCACCCTATCGCCGACCATCGCCGTGCAGTAAGGCACGCATGCAATCGGCGTTTCGGGTGCTTCGTCAAGCGCGACGAGGTATGTGCCGTCCGAGTTGACGATTCTCACCGTTCCGTCTTTATGACGGTCTGGCTTCTTGTCCTTCTCCACTGGGGTGATACGCAGGGAGCTGGCTGCTGCCTTGATTAGCATTTGGTCTGACACTAAGCGTTCACCTCCCATAGGATTTCACACTCGACCTCGACTTTGAGGTCGTGGTGGATGAAGTTTCTGATTTCGATGTCGGTATCTCCTGCGGGGTTCGCGGTGATCCCCATGTCGGTGATGCACCCGCGCCATACCTTGTCGGAGTAATCCACGCCCACTGCGTCGTTGATGTTGACCGGAACGTAGAACGTGCTGAACTTGGCCTTGTTGATTTCCGATGACTTGGATTTGATGCGGCTGATGGCAATGGCCTTCAGGTTCTCGATCATTTCCTGAACGGTGCTGCCTTCAAGTTCCTCGATGGTTTCCGACTCGCCCTTCTCGCGCCATCCCCTGCTCGGCAGCGATGCTCTGCTGTTAGGGTCTACGTTTCGCGCAGTCGCCGAAAGAGATACGGTGTCGGATGAGTAGTTCACCGTGTAGACGTTCGGGATGGAACGCCAGTCGTTCTCCTCGACCACGCCGAACCCCAGGGTGGACTCGTTATCGTTTCGGAACACCCAAACGAGCGGCCTTTCGGTTGGCTCGACGTAGCGCGTCATCTGAACCACGCCGAACGCATCGTCATAAGCCGAAGCGTATCCGGCAGCGTCAAGAAGCCAGTTGACCACCGTGAGCCACGAGTCTGTTGGCTCGAACGGCTTATCGTTCTTCGTGACGTAGTTGGAGGATGGGGAGTTGGTTCGCAACCCCGCACCCTCCACGATTTCGACCGCCCTAGCAATGGCGTTCGTGCCAGCGGGTATGACCACGGTCTTTCGGCACTTCATATCGGAAAGCACCTTCAGCACCGAGTAGGCTTTGAGCGTGCCGCTCTGCGCGGTCGTTCCGTTCGCGAGGGATCGGAACTCGGGCGACTCAGCCTCGACCTGAACCGTTGCTACCGGGTGCATCACGTGCTCGCCGTTCTCGTCGGTGAACTCGTAGTATGCGATGAGCAGGTCAACCTCATCTGGTGCCGATTCGTCATAGGAAATGGAGCCGCCCGTTTTCAGCGAGTCGTTCATCGACTTGTCGAACGACGCGCCGTCGACCTGATCGTACTGCTCCATCTCCTCCCATGTCTCCCACGACACGCGGCGGTAAATCCATCCGGATTCGTAGCGGGGGCCTTTCCAGTTGGGCATTACAAAGCACCTCCCCTGACGCGGGAGATGGATACCTTCACGTCTGCGGAGTCGTCGCCGTACTCGTAGGAGTCGGTGATGTCGGCTTCGGCGTGGCAGTGGAACACCTCGCCCTTCAGCCCCTTGTAAACCTTGCCACCGGATGCGAGGGTCATATCATCGAACGCATCGGCCTCCTCCTTGGTTTCAACCCATCCGGCGAACTCGACCTTATGGGACTTGTTCTTACCTTGGATAAGAACGGGCCATTCGCTGCCGTCCCTCTCTATCAGCTCGTCCTTCGTGCGGCGAGAAGTTCTGCTGCCAGACGGCTCCCACATGGCCTTCGCCATGCCATCATCGAAGTAGACGAACCACCATGGGCTGTTGACTCGGTTTGCTAACTCTTGCGAGTTTGCTGCGCCAGAATCAGCAAAGCTGCTGACGATGTACTGGTAATCAGTGTTGAGCGGTGCGTACCTGTCAACTACCGCCGCGCCAGCTTGTAATCCATCATCCAAAAGAACTCGCTCGTCTTTCGACTCTCGCCAAATGGAGATGGAAGCGGGCTTCTCGAGCGTTTCGTCCGCTTCGTCCACGTAGACGACCAGCGATGCGTAGCCCGTTTCGGGGTCGTTCTCGATATGAACACCCGCAGGTTGCGGGAGGACGAAGTTAACCGAGATTTCGCGGATAGCGGAGGCCGAAAGCGAGGATGAGGACCGAGCCTGAACCGTCAGCGTGTAGACCTTGCCGTTGTCGGGAAGCCACTCGGTTGCCATGATGTCGCACTCTATGGCTGTTCCCATGTTTCGGGTGTAGACCGTTCTGGTCTCATACGAGATGAGCAGCGTGGCATTGGCGAGAACGCCGCTTGCATCGCCGTACTGAAGCGCAACGTGAATCGGAGTGTTCTCGACTACGAAGCCGTCCGTAGGCTGCGCGAACGCAACAGATGGAGCCTGGTAGACAAAGAACACACGGTTGTCAGACCATGGGCCCCAGTCATCATGTGCGCCCTTCGTGCGGACTCCCCACATAACCTCAGCGTTGACCGCAAAGGTGTTTTCCACCTCCAACTTCTGAGCGTTGCCCTCGATGTCAATGTAATCGTAAGTTGTGCCCTTGTCGGTCGAGAATCGGTATTGCGCCGCCCTCTGGCCTGAGCCGTCAATAGGATTGTGCGCATGCTCGAAGACGATGGTTTCCTGCGCCTTGTTCACGACCATGCCGGAGGCAGGTGCGTTAAGCGTAGGTGCGGCAGGTGCGCAGATGGTGACTACCGCGTTCGATACGGGCGACCAGTCGGAAACCAAATCGCCGCGCTTGTTCCTCGCACGGTAGTAGAACGTGCCGCCGCCCGGCTCGTCCGTCGTTTCGGTTACAGGCGAACCCTCGATGGTTGCCACCGTTTCCCAGGTTTCGCCGTTGGTGGAGCGTTGGATTTCAAGCGCCGTCGCCGTGTTCGCCGCGTTGGCGATTTCCAGCTTTACGGTTGTCTCCGCAAGTCGCGATGCGGTAACGCCAGCAGGAGCGGATGGCGTGTTGTACGTCGTTCCGCTTGTGACGTAATCGGACTCGCCCTCACTGTTCTGCGACCTGATGCGGTAAGCATAGCTGTGGTCGGCAGATGTCGAAGTGTCGTTGTAGCTGGTTGATGTTCCGCTTACGCTTTCGATTTGAGACCATGCTCCGCCATCAACCGAGCGTTCTATCAGGACGGCAGACACAGGCTGAGTGGCACTGGTCGAAGGAGATTCCCACGTCAGCACGTTCTTGTTGTCGGACTCACGGGTGTTTGTCAGGTCGCTCGGCTCGTTGGGTTCGTAGATGGTAATGCCCTCAATCGGAACATAGGTGGTAGCCGACACGTAGTCCGACGTGACGGAGCCGTAGCCGTCGATGACGCAAACTCGCGTTTTGACGGTTACGGGAACGCTTCGTGCCCCGGCTGTCTTGTTGACCGTCACCGTGCCGCTCTTGGAGCAGACCTCCTTCCAACTGCTGGACGAGGAAGTAAGGTAGCCGCTCGTGTAACCGACATAGGAGCCGTCAACGTATCCGTATGCCTCCTGACCGTAGAGCGCCGCCGACTTCTGACGGCATCCGATTTCCCAGCCGATAGTCGCGGTGGTGTCAGTCTCGGATACCAGCCATGCGTCCACGTAGCCGTCCGCAAGGCGGGCGCTTGTGATGTTGATGTTGCTTGTGTACTTTGCCAAGACCTATCACCTCCCGTTTCTCGTATTGGCTTCGTCAATCGCCCTGAACACCTTGTATGCGACGACGTTTGCGATTGCGTCGGGGTCACCCTCCGCATGCACTGTCACATTGACTTCGTTATGGTTGGATACGTTGGACACCGCCTTCTGCACGGCGTTTCCGATGAGTCCGATGAGATGGCTTTCACCCGCTACGACCTCGCGCCCAGCATCGCCAGCGCCGAGAAGAGAGCCGTTGCCGTACCCGAAGATAGTCGGGCTGTCGAGAACCATCGCCGTGTTCATTGCCTTGGCGTACCACTGGACTGACACTTTCGGGAGCGAACCCATGCCGCCGAATCCCCACGGAGCCTGACCGCCACTAACGCTGAAGTGAGGCAGCTTGATTTGCGGGAGCGACCACGAGAAGTTGAAGAACCCCTTCATCGCGTTGATGGCGTTGCCCACGAAGTCACGCGCCGCGCCGATCTTGCTGGTTATCGCGTTGTAGATGTTGCCGAATGCGTTAAAGACGGCAGTGGCGATGTTCGTGACGGTGCCGCTTATGGCTGCGCCGATTGCCGAGAAGAACTCGCCGCCCTTCTGAGCGGTTCCCTTCAAGCCTTCCCATAGGTCGATCCAGAACTGGCGGAACGACTCGCAGTTGTTCCAAAGAGTGACGAACGTAGTGACGATCAGAATCAATCCAGCCACGACTAACACGACTGGATTTGCCGCCAAGATTGTCATAGCACCGCTTAATGCCGTAATGGCTCCTGTAGCGGCTGCTGTAATCGCGCTGAAGTTAAGGGCGATGGCAAGAATGCCGATGGCAACAGCCGCCGCCGTAGCGATAGGCGCGATGATTTCCAAATGGTCAGCCAGGAACCCGATGCCGTCAGCGGCGAGGGACGTGAAGGCCGCTTGAAGCGGAGCGATCTTCTCCGCAAGCCTCGATTGGCTGTCCATCATCTTCTCGTTGGACTCGTTGACAGCCATGACGGCGGCGTTGTTCTCGATGTAGGAGTCAGCCAGTCCACCGTACGAGCTGTTGAGCGTGTCGATGATCAGCTGCTGACGCTCCTGCTCGGTTGAACATGCTGCCAGCTTCTGGTTGAACTCGTCCTCGCTGATTGACGCCCAGTTCAATGCGTCGGCCAGATTTCCGGTCACGGTTCCGACGGCGGAAGTCTCGTTGATGCTCTCCATGAGGCCGTCCAACGGGATAGAGTCGCCGTACTGCGCCCAGATGCCCGTAGCGGCGTGGACTAGGGTGTTCGTCTGCTCGGTGGAAAGACCCATCGCGCTCATGTTCGCCACGGCGGTGCTGGAAAGCGTCTCATCGGCGGTGATGCCGTAGAGATCGGAGTAGCTGCCCTTCAGGTCGTCAATGGACTGACCGCTCGACTCCGAAATGGCGATCAGCTTGTTCTGCTCGTTGCGGTATTGGCGGGTTGCCTCCTCCAACCCCGCGAGAGCCTGAATGCCGTTGCTTGCGAAGTCTGCGAGCATGTTTCCAGCGGCGATGTCGCCGATGCTGGATCCCATGTCTTTCGCTTCGCGCCCTGCCCTATCGAAGCCTTCCGCGAGGTCTTTAGCAGAACGCTCGGCGTTGTCCATCTTGGTGCGGGCCTCTTGCAGTTCGGCGTTGCATCGGGAGACGTCGCCCTTCAGCTTCTCCTGCGCGGTCTTCGCGCTGTTGAGCTGCGTGGCGTATTTCTGAGCCTCGATGGAGTTCTTTCCCCAGATTTCAACGGCCTTCAGGTATTTGCCGTTAAGCGCATCGACCTTCGCAGCCATCTGCTCCTGCATCTCGCTTAGGATGCGCTCCTTCTGCTCCAACCCATCCACTGATGTGCCGGAGTTGGTCATCTGGGCGTTCACCAGCTTCAGTTCGCTTCGCAGCTCGGTCATGGAGCTGTTGGCTTTCTTGATGCCCTCGCTGAATTCGGATGTGTCGGCGGAAAAGGTAATCTCAGCTTTTGTTTTTGCCATTCGAGAGTGTCACCTCCTTAGTGCTTCTCGATAAGGTGGTTTTGTTCGCCAGCAAGCCATGCGTCGTACGCGCCCTTGCGCTCTGCGACGCTCTTCACGAACGACCAGTCCGCATACCAGAAAAGATCCTCGGGGAGTCCGAGGATAAGCACGTAGTAGGCGTAGTAGTCATCTGGCTCGTCTAGGCTGAACGAAGGGACTTTGAATTGCTGCGGAACCTTCCTCGATGCCCTTCTGAATGTTTCGGGGAAGGCTAGGCTTTTTTCTGCCCGGTCATAACCTCGTATGCGCTCAGCATTGCCACGCGGTCTGACGGGATGTTCTTAAGGAAGTCCTCGAACGACTCGTATCGCTCGTCCGGGTCTACGCCGTTGGATACGCATGCGCACATATGCGCGGTGTACAGGAGGTAGGCGATGTCGAACTCGCCCTCATCGCCCTTGCCAGACGTGATCTTGTTGTACCTGCTCCAGCTCCAAGACTTCTTCGCTTTGGCCTTGAGCTGGTAGATGGAGAACATCTGCAAGGTCATCTCGATCTCGCCGTCCAGCATCTGGAACTTCACGATCTCGTTCGGGTACTGCTGCTTGTTAGCCATTGGTTAAACACTCCTCAAAAGAAAAGCGGGGCATGGAATGAACCATGCCCCGCCTGTCTCGTTTTTGCTGTCCGGTTACTCGGCCTCGGGTGCGACGTAGGTAACGCCCTTGGCCTCACCTGCTGCCACGATCTCCTCGTAGCGTTCCTTGGTGACCTCGAAAACCTCTCCGACGCGGCGCAGCTTCTTGCCGCACTCCTTGTCCTTGAAGCGGGTCTTCACCACGACCTTGACCATCTCGGGTTCATCCTCGACCTCGGGAGCCTGAACCTGCTCCTCTTCGACGGCCTGAACCTGCTCGACCTCGGGAGCCTGAGCCTGCTCGGTCTTCTTAGTTTTCTTTTCTGCCATGAATAATCACTCCTTATACGGTTGCTACAGAGACGAGTTCGGGCGTGAAGGACTCCATCCATGCGGACTTGATCTCCTCGGAGACATTGTCGGCAAGAGCCTCGTACACGCCGATGCCGTTATCGTCGGGGGAAACGCCGACTTCCAGCTCCACCTCTGCGACCTCCTCAGCGCCGTTCTCGACGGAACGTGCGGGGCCAGTGGTCGCGACGCAGTTCGGGTAAGCCTTGAACTTCTCGATATCGTCCTCGTCGAACACGTCGAGCGTGATGCACGCGACGGGATGCACGGAGTCGATGCCGTATCCCTTCACGCCATCTGCCAGCTTCTCGTTGTTCATGCCGTGGAGCGCGTAGTAGCACTCGTAGGGCATGTGCGCGGTGACCTTGCAAGTGCCGGAGCCAGTGCCGCGGGTGCGCTGCTTGCTCACGACGCCGCAGCACTTCTTCACGGTCTTGCGAACCTCCATCGACTCCTCCCACTTGCCGATGCACTTGATCGGCCAGATGTCTTCACCGATGGAGATGTTCATTAGGCGCACTTTGTATTCGGAGAATACGGTGGCGGTGTTTGCCATGTTCATCATCCTTTCCATTCTTGGGTAAGCACATCGAGGCACCTAGCGACTACCTTCGGCGCGGCCTTCTCGGCGCCGCGCTCGAAGAAGTGCTGGTTGCCGGCGTGCCTTCTTGTGTTGCTGCCGTCGTCTGGGAAGTAGAGGTAATGCCACTTCGACTTGGTTCCGACCGTGATCTCCAAGTTCTCCTTGTCATATCGCGGCCACGCTGAATCCTTCGATGATTTGGAATGGCCCTTGAACGTCCTCCCAGATGGGTTGATTAGCGGGTTGATCTCCCCGTAAATCAAAGGCCCTGCATCGTTGTGCAAGACCTCGTTAATCGCGTTCTCCGCGTTGCCTTCGTATCTGGATACAGACTGCTGAAGGCTTTCTAAGTCATTTGCGTTGAGTTCGAATATGCCGCCCATCAGAGCTTCACGCCCTTGGTGAAGTTGATGGTCATCATCTCGCACGTGTCGGATGTGCCGGGCTTCACCTGATACGCGAACTCGATGCCGTCATCGGACATCCTCATGCCGGGAATGGACTCCATGGCGTTGATGACCTCGCCCATCATGCTTTCGGGCACGAAGTTCTCCCTGACCACGGAAACGGCGTAGACGTGCGTGACGCTCGTCTTGCCTGCGCTCCTGTGCGCGGGTTCGCGGGAGAACACGGTGTAGTTCCACGGCGCATCCTTTGGCTTCTTAGCAGCCGTGCCGTAGTAGACGTTATCGTCAACGGCGGCAAGCGCAGATTTGATGAGGTCGAGCGTGCTAGGCAATGGAACGACCTCCTCCCAGATACAGGTACATCTCGCGCTTCGAGCGGTCGATGCTGCCGATGTCGTAAAGCTGACCGTCGATCACGGCCTTGCAGTCGCTTTCGACCATATCGACGTTATGGGTCTTGATCTTGATGTCGAGCGTGAACGACATGCGGGATGCGAAGTCCAAATCCTCCTCGCGCTTCGAGCATTCGTAGTACGCAAGCGTTACTACCTTCTCCATGTCAGCGAGGGTCTTCACGCTCTGCGGTGCGCCGAACGTGGTCTGCATGTCCTTCTCGCGGTAGACGGTTACGATGCCGTCGTTATACGTTGGCAGCTTTTTGCTCTTCAACATACTGCTTCACCATCCACATATCGCGGCATCTGCCAAGCTGCATCGCGTAGTTCTTCTCGAAGTCATCCAGGACGCCCTCCCACTCGTACCAGCATCGGTTCAGGAAGAGGGAGTTCTCCATCCCAGCCGCGGCGAAGTCGAACTTCGGCTCATCGGGGATGCCGAGCAGGTTCCTCATGTCCTGCTCGGCGCTGGCGATGATTTCCTCGATGCGCTCGTTGGTGGCCTCATCGTTCTCCCAAGTGACGCGCAGCTTGCGCCTTACCTGTTCGTTCAGGTCGGTTACCTGTTCGTTCAAGTCAGCCATCGCGCATCAGCCCCTTAGACAGTCGCAGCCTCGACGTTCATCACGGTGATGTACGCCGGGTCGAGTTCGGAGATGTCGAGCACGATTGCGCAGGTGTTGTCATAGGCGCGGCCTGCGAAGTAGCCGACGGTGCGCCAAGTGCGGGTGTGGTCGAGGAAGCCGATGGAGTCGTCATACTCGATCGCGCCGTTAGCCGCGGCACCGGCAGCCAGGGTGTACTCGGGAAGCAGGCAGAGGACTGCCTTGCCCTCGGGGACGGCGTTGGTCTGGATGACCTCGGTCGGGAACGGGAAGCGGTCGTTCTTGTACTCGCCTGCGGAGTTCATGACGGTGGATGCCGGCATGACCTTGTTCAGGTAGTCGGTCAGGTTGCAGAGCAGCTGAACCTCCGCGAACTTACGCGGCTTGCCCTTCTCGGTCTTGGCAAGGTTAGAGACCAGCGGGCCGTATTCGGCGGGCTGGAAGGAAGTGACCTTGACGGCCTCCTTGACCTCGTAGCCGGTCTCCTGGTTGAAGGTGGAGTTCGGGTTGCGCATAAGGCCGGTCGGCATGTTAACGCCGGAGCCCTGAACGATAGCCTCCTCGAGGCCGCATGCGAACGCCTCGGCGAGAACCGCGCGAACGTATGCGTCGATGTAAGACGGGCCGAGGTCGATGATAGCCAGCGGCAGCACGCAGAACGCGGAGTACTTGGACTGCGTGAGGTCGATGACCTTCAGCGCGCCCTCGATCTCGGCGACGATCTTGGCGTCGATCTTGCCCCATGCGCCCTTCTTCACGGCGGAGTCGTTGATGATCCACTTGACGGAGTAGCCGACGTACTGGAAGCGGACCTTGGAGAGCAGCGGGTGATCCTGCGCAAGGTCCTTGAACGCATCCTCGATGATGGTCTCGGGCATGATCTCCTCGCCGTTGCCGGTGAAGATGTCGATGAACTGCTGCTTGTTGTTGCGAGCGTCGATGATCTTCTGGTAGAAAGCCTGCTCCTTAGAGGTCAGCTGGCGATAGCCGCGCTGCGCCATAGCGTCAGCGTCGTTCTTCACGAGATGAGCGGCCTCCGCATCGGCGAGGATGCGCTGGGTGGTCTGCTCCATGAAACGCTGGAAAGCAGCGGTCATGGCGTCGGCGTCGCCGGACTGGACGGCCTCGGCCATCTCCTTCGGTGCGTCAAAAATTTCGTTAATCTTAGGCATGAAAATCCCTCCTTAGTTTTTGGCAAGAGCCATGAAAAAAGCGGCCATCTTCGCAGCCGCTTCGTTTACTGTTTCGCCCTCGTCGGGCGGGTTGTCTGCCGGTTCGGCAGGCGGGCCTTCGACGTGCCCCTCTGCGGGAGCGTCGTCGCCCGTCTCGGGTGCTTTTGCCTCGGCGGGTACATTTCCCGCCAAACGCTCAAACACGGCCTTACGGGCGTTCTGGCTGACCGTATCGGCCTCGAACGTCTCAATGGCTGTGGCGAAGCCCCATTCAAGAGCCTCTTGTGGCGTGATCCACTTCTCCTCATCCATGTACGCGCTCAGCTCTTCCTCGGTGAGGTTGATGTGCGCGAGGTACGCGTTCTTCGAAGCCTGCGTGATGGTGTCGATGTCCTCGGCAGCCTTGCGAAGCTCGGCGGCGTTGCCCGTCGCCCGCGTCCAGGCGTTGTGGATCATCAGCAGCGAGGCGTCGTTCATAACGCGCTCGTCACCTGCCATGAAGATGACGGATGCGATGGAGCATGCGAAGCCGTCGCAACGTGTGACGACCTTCGCCTTGTGCCGCTTCAGGGCGTTGTAGATAGCCAAGCCCTCGGCGACCTCTCCGCCATAGGAATTGATGTTCACGTTGATGGTGTCAACGTCGAGCCCGTGCAGCTTCTGCGAGAGGATATAGGCGCTCACGTCGCTCTCAAGCCACGGCCAAGACGTGATGTCGCCGTAGATTTCGAGGTCTGCGGTCGTCTCGCTGATGGCGAGAGAGTAGTAGTTTCTGTTCGGCATTTACTTTTCACCTCCTTCGGCGTTTGAAAGTTCGTCAGCGTCGAAACGCGAGAAATTCTTGGTGATCCAGAGCATGTCGGCCTCGGGCAGGTCGAGTTTGTCGTAGCCAAGAGCCAGACGCACCTCGTTGGGCGTGAAGGTCGCAGACCCGACCAGCTTCTCGATGCTGGCCGCGACGCTGAACAGGTCGGCGTGGTTGATGGTCGACGTGTCAACGAAGATGCGGTTCTCACCGCCATTCCAGCTGTGGAAGTCGTAGAACTTGCGAGTCATCTCGCGGCTGATCTTGTTCGCGTTAGGGTCGACGCCGAACGTGATGAACTGGTCGATGATGTCCTTCGTGTTGGTCATGTTGCCGTACATCATCGCCGTCGGGATCTTCCAGGCGTTCGCGGTCAGCTCGAAGATGTCCTTGCGCAAGGCGATGAAGTCGGAACTCGACCCGCTGCCGCTTGGCTCCAACCGGGTCAGCTTGTTGCCCGCCTTCATCGGCAGCACGCCGTTGGCGCTCTCGGTGAACGACCGCAGGCGGTCGCGCAGCTCGTCGGCGGCGTCCTTCTCGTCACGCCTCGTTCCTCCCGGGCGCTGCTCCTTCTCGTAGACGAACCTCTCGCCGTTGGCGTTCTTGAAGGAGAACTCCGACATTCCGAGCATCTTCGCAAGCTGCTTGTAAGTGTCGTCGATGCGAGCCCTGGTGCTTTCGTTGTCTAAGACGAAATGGCACACATCGGACGCTTTGAACTCCTTGTTGATCTGAGTCTTGCCCAGAACGACGTTTCGGAACAGGTCTTCGCCAAGCGGGACCTCCTCGCGCTGGAACCCGTCGGCAATGTACAGGTAGTTGCGCCGCTCCACCGGCTGGACCAGCAGCGAGCCTTTGTTCAGACCCTTCGGCCTGAACGCCTCCTCGACCAGCTTCGCCTTGAACTGCGCGGCGTCCTGGTTCGGGTTCGGGCTCACGTTCAAGGCGTAGTAGAGCTCGTCTTGAACGGGCTTGCCGTCGCGGTACACCTTGAACTCGCACATCGAGATGGCGTTTGATACGTACGAGATCGCGATATGCTGAGCAAGCAGGTTGTATGCGACGCTCGCTACCTGCCCGTCCCCGTAGTCAATCTGCTCGGGCGGGTCGGCGAAGCCGAAGAACCTCAGGATTTTCTCTCTGATGTCCAAATAATCACCCCCTTAAAACTCGAAGCTGTCTATGTGAACCCGCAGGGGGTTACCAAGAGAAATCGTCCAGGTCGTCATCCCTCTCGAACGTGCAGCGCGGAAGCACGTCTGCGATGCAGAACGCGGCGACCATCGCCATGAAGCCGTCCGTCTTGCGGCCTTTCGGCTCGATCTTCTCGTACTTGTAGTTGCCGTTGAAGTCCTTCATCTGCACGATCTTCGTGTTATGGGCGAACCAGCGCATCAGAAGTTCGTTTCCCCATGAGATTTCACCGCGCTTCAGGGCGCTGTCGATGACCGGAAGAACCTTCATGTGATCGCTCGGGCGCACGGTTCGCGCCGTCTTCCCTTCGAACGAGTAACCCAAGTCCTCCAGACCCGGGCGCAGCAGCTGCTGTCGGAAGTCGTCGAATGCGACCTTGACGATGTCGTAGTGCTCCTGCTGCTCGTATATCCAGTCCGTAACGACCGTGATGGGGATATCAACGTCGTCTACGATGGTCAGCGAGTCGGGGTTGTCATACGAGGTCACCCTCGAGTCGATGCGAGACCAGTCCCTGGAGTGCCTGCACAGCCATGAGTGGTGCTTGACGAAGTACTCTCCGTCGACCTTGAACAGCAGGGCAGCTGATATGAAGTCGTCTTTCTTGGCGAGGTCGATACCGCAAACGCAGGGATAATCCGTGAGGTCGGGCAGGTCTCGCATGGCGCGCGTCAAGTCCTCCCACGACGCCACCTCGTTCTCCTTGTCGCCCTGCGGCAGTCCCATTCGCTTCGTCATGAAGTCAGGGTTGCCGTAAGGGTTTCTCATCCAGTCCTTGTAATCGTCCTGGCATGCGATGAACAGGTCCTTGTCGTACGGCAGGGAGGGGTTCGCTATCTCCCAATTCCTCGGGTCGTGAACCTGCTCCTCGCTTTCGAGCATGCAGACGAACGGCAGGTAGCCGTCATCGTCGATAAGCCCGTCGAGAATCTGGTCGCATCGCTTCAGCTCCTGGTCGAACACGCCCTCGCGCTTGTTTCCGTTCGACGATATGTAGGCGCGGCGCTTGTGCGGCGTCTTGCCCTGGCCCGTCTTGAGCGTCGTGATGTTCTCGTACGAGTCCATGTAGTGGACCTCGTCGCAGATGAAGAGCCCGCTTGCCAGGCCATCGAGGGACGCAGGGTTGGATGTCAGGGCGTGAAGCTCGGCGCCCGTGTTCAACGACGAGATTACCTCCAGGTTCCACGCGAAGAACGGCTTGAACTTGGCCCTGTGCTTGGTCATCATCTTGTGGATGACCTTGAACGAGCGGCGGGCCTGCTTCTCGGTGTTGGCTATGATGTCTACGTCGTAGTCGTCAATTCCCCTGTCGGAGCCCAGCACTCGGTTCCACTTGGTCATGCAGCAGAAGGCGATGAAGGCGATGAAGGCCGTCTTGCCCGCGCCGCGGCCGATGAAGCAGATGAGCGTGTTCCATCGGGGCTCGCCGTCCTTGGTGAACACGCACAGGAAGAGCGTGAGCAGGAACCACTCCCAGGGGAACAGCCTGTCGAACGGGAAGTACTTGAGATACCCGCCGAACCGCTCGATGCGCTCGGTGTCGATTATCAGCTCTTCCTCGGCGAACGTCCTGCGCACGTACGCGCACAGCTTCCTCTGACGTTCGCACGAGCGAACCTTGCCGGTCTCCACCAAGCGCATGTACTCGGTGATCTGAGGGCAGTTGATGCGCTTGCGCTTTCTCGCCTTCGGCTTAGAACTCGCTTTCGCCATCGTCATCACCGATGCCCGCGCCCTTGCCCACGTCGACGCGGGAGCCGGGGTCGAGCTTCAGGAGCTTCATGAACTCGCGGTAGCTGCGGTCTTCGGACATGCGCTTCTTCTGAGCGCCCAGCCTTAGCGCCGCCGCGTCCTCCCCGCTCGCCTCCATCTCGTCGGTCAGGTACTTGTGCGACATCTGGTACGACTGCGACATGAGCGCAAGCGCCTCGGCGTCGCACGCCCCGTAGACGTTTCGCTTGGTGATGCGGTTGACGGCGCGCATGTAATCGGCCTGCTTCAGAAAGTGCTCGAGCGCCATGCCATTAAGCCAGCCGGGGGGGACGATCTCTCCCTCGGCTGCGTAAACCTCGTCGTTTACGGTCTCCTTCTCGTCCTTCGTCAGGTGCTTCTTGCCCTTGGCTATCTTCAACGCCATGGGCTCTCTGGGTCTTCCAGCCATGCTTGCCACCTCCTCGGTTTTCTTGATTTGGGGAAATCGCGCCACTCAAAGTGAAGCTCCCTCCCGTTGTTCGTTCCCTCATGAAAAACCCCCTAAGGGGGGTGGGGGGCTACTCGTCCCACCGCTCCTCGTTAAGCTGCGGCTTGGGACTTCTTCCAACGAACCTCCTGCCATGTACTTCGTTGTGGCAGTCGTTGCACAAGGGATGCAAGACCTCTCGCCTTCCCTCCGGTTCGTCTACCCATCTGGTGAGCGCCATGTGAGGGAACTTCTTCACCTCGAACTCGTGATGCACCGTGTCGGCCCGATTGAGCCGCCCGCGCTCGGCGCATCGGGAGCATTCGTTGTGATGGTCCTCCATGACGTCGGCACGCAGGCTCAGCCACTCTTCGGTCTTGTAGAACCTGTACAGCTTGCCCTCGCGTATGAGCTGGATGATCCACTCGCGGAGAGATACGTCAGAGGGAACTCTTATCGGTATCACTCCCCGGCATGAGAAAAGCCGCCCTCGCGGCGGCTCTCTCACGTTCTCTGTCTTTCCTCGCCTGCCTGATCTTCCTGTCAGGCTCGGTGCGCTTGGCCTCGTCAGCCATGCACTGCGGGCAGAACGCGCCCTTGAAGTCGCGCAGCCTCCCGCACGATAGGCAGTACGGCATCGGCTGCCTCCTTTCGGGCATAAGAAAAGCCGCCCCTTTCGGACGGCTTCGCTTCGTACATTATCTCAGAGTTCCAGGTGCCTTTGGGTGCCCGATTCAGACGGCTGGGTGCATCGGGTCGCGCCATTCGTGGGGCATGTGGCCGTACACCTCCGTCACCGCCTTCCTGCGCAGCTTCATCATGCCGTCCCATGTGTACCCCATCTCTTCGCAGACCTTCTCCCAGGGCATGCACCTGAGGTAGTGCTTCGACAGAGCCGCCCTGTACTCCGCACGAGACAGGTTGGCGATGGCGCAGGATGCGCGCCTCTGCTCTTCCGCGTACGCATCGAGGGCGCGCATGCTCTCGTCTACCATGCCGCACAGCTTCACGACGGCATCGGGTATCGCATCGGGATAGGGCGCGCTCGGAGGCATGCCGTCGTAGGACGCCCCGCCGACGGAGCGCATGCGCTCCCTGTACTCCTCCACCCTCGCCTCAATCTCCCTGACCTCTACCGCAACGGACCTCACGTGCTCGAGGTAGGCGCTCGCGAGGTCGTGCCTGTACCTGTCTAATTCCTTGGTCAAGCTTCGCACCTTTCTTCTATCCAAAGCCCGAACAATTCCGACATCCCCCGCTCGTCACGTGAACTGCCTGATAAGGCAGATGATCAGCGTTGCCAGCGTGAAGGTAATCGAAGATACGAAGGCAACGCTGACGGCTATCAGGCATCCGGGCGTTGCGTTTCGGTCGTGTCGGAGCATCATTCGCCCACGACCTTCGCGCCGCACTCCTTGCAGAACTTGCCGCCATATTCAAACATTGGGCCTCCTATGACGCATACGCAGTCTGTCTCTTCGGCCTCCCAGCCGCACGCGCTGCACGTGGGGAGCGGAAGGTCGGGATCGTTCCAGTTGTCGGTGAAAGCGCACGTCCGCTCTGGCACGTACTTCTTGCCGTTGATTACCGCGAACTCGCCCTGCTTGAACAGGCGGACGGGTATTGTCGTTGGGTAGGCCATCACTCCATCACCTTTGATCCGCAGTTAGGGCACCCGTTTACACGAAACTCCTCCATCACACGCTGAAAAAGCTCCTCTTGCTGCTCTGCCGTAAAGATGATGTTGGCAATGCAAATAGGCTCTGGCTCTATGAGGTCGGCTAGGCGCTCTGCCACATTGCTAAAAGAATGAAAGTCCCACTCGTTCATAACGGTTTCATTGAGCAGGTCATAAAACTCCTCTTTGTATCGACACCCGCGCATCGTCATGGTGCGCAGGTTCTCCGCTACCTCGCGGCGTTCGTCTAAGCTAGGCATCATTCATCCACCCCCGCACATGTTCCGTCGTAGCTGATGCACCAGTCGTACTCCCCGCAACCCTCGCAATCGACCTTGTAGCCGGGTTTGCAGCAGCCGGTATAGCCACCGCAGGGCATAAGGTCGTTGAGGTCGCACCCGCACTCGACATCGGCGTTGTACAAGCCGTCGTAGCCGTTGGCTTTCAGGTAGTCGGTTACTATCTCCTTGACGTTAGGCATCGGTTGCCCTCCTTCTTCGCGTTTCCGCGTGGTGTTCCTTGTCGTATCGCAGGTGGCACGGTGCGCACAGCGCCTTGAGGTTTTCCCTGCGGCAGTCCTCGGGCGTGTGGTTAAGGTGCGCCACCGTGAGGGTGTTTCGGTGCGTGTCGAACGGCTCTCCCGGACGGCGGCACTGCTTACCGCACTCCTCGCACTTCCAGTCGGCTTCTTCCTTTACCGCCGTGGCGAGGGCTTTCCAGTCTTTCGGGTAACGCTCACGCTCCATCGGCATCGCGCATCTCCTCCAATTCCTCAGCGTCAACCCACTCGACCATCCAATCATCTGCGAAGCACTCCTTCGAGCAGTAAGCGTTGGGATGGCCGAGGCAGTAGTGATGCCATTGCAGCCAGTTGTCGAGCGCGACGTAACCGCCGTCCTCTAGCTTCTCGCCGCATTTAGCGCAGATCATCGGTCGCCCTCCTGTTCCATGCTTCGACGGCTTTCTCCCTCGCGTCTTTGGCGAAGTCGCTGTCCCATTCATGATCGAACGTAGGTTGCAGGCGGTTCCACTCTTCGGCTTCTTCTTCCGTGGTGACGTGCCATTCGGTGCTGACGATGCCGCCACGGGCGCCGCATTTGTTGCAGCGGACGTAGAATCTGTGCCGGAAGTCGAGTACGTTGACTTCCCTCTCGTAGTCGCCGCCGAAGCCCGCATCCGGCACCCATTCGTAAGCGACGTAGCCATGTGCGCTCGATCGGTACTGCGTCTTGTGCATCAGCCTCGCTTTGGGCCAGTCACAGTGAGGGCAGGGTTTCAGGTCGCTCATTCCTACCACCTCATCCATAGGTGCTCTATCGGAACTTCCTCGGCACAGTCGTAGATGCACTCACGCAACGACTCCAGCACCTTAATCGCGCTGTCAATGTTTCCCCAGCCGTTCGGCGGGTTGAGCCTCTTGTAGTCCTTGCGGTGCGTGCGCAGCTCGCGGATGCCACGCTCTACGTTGTGTATGACGTCGGCGCAGTTGTACGCCTTGCCCTGCTCGTAGTCCCAGTCCATACATGCCACGAACATATCGCGCAGGTTGTACGTGGGGCTGTCGTATTTTGGCGTTCTCCATTGCAGGAGGTCGTCACAGCCCTCCACTTTGACGAGTATTCTCAGGTCGTAGCTCATTCCTTCTCCTTTGGTTTCCAGTGAGGGCAGACCGAACGAGGGGACTGCTTATCGGAGATAACGCGCCTCTCGGGCAGGTGGCATATTTTCGGGCAAACCCATCGGCCTGCGCTCATGTCGAAGTAGTGGCCCACTCCGCACGTATCGCAGAGGTAGTAGTTGCTCATGATCGCCTCTTAACTTTTAGGGATGCTGCGCTCTTGCGCTTTCGCTTGGTTGCATTGCGGCGCTGCGTGGGCTTGGAGCGTTGTTTCGCAGGCTCGAAAAGCGCCTCATCTACAAACCATTCCGAGCGAGTGATCGGCGGCGTTCCATCCTGGTAGTAAAGTGCCACCCTTTGCGGAGTAGCGTCCTTTTCGTACCCGCATCGTTCCTTTTTGCATTGAGAGTGCTTGTTGTCACAGGTACTCATTTTTTCTCCTTGCTCAACCAGACGCTCTCCTTCGGAAACCTCTTCTCGCACGGACCGTCGAGAACCCAGAGGTGCCTCATGTTCGATACGTTCACCAAATCGCTCTCAGCCGGGTAAACCTCGATGCACCATGCGTCCTCGCCCAGGCACTCGTTCTTGATCCGCTGCAGCTCGTCCCAGGTGATGCCGTCTCGCCATCTGCCCTTCGCATCGCGCCTCACGCTGTTGACGGTCAGCCTTACGTTGCCGTCGGCCCTCTGCTTGTAGAGGACGGCAAGGTAGTCTCGGCTTCGCCATACAGAGAGGGCCACGCTCTCCATTTGGAGCATGACGGGCCATTCCGCTCGTGGGACCTCGACCATCTCGCGACCCCAAACTCTCGCTTCGCTCATTCTTCCCCCTCGATAATTCGCCGCTTCTCCTTGAGGACTTCAACAGCCATGCACGCTCCGAGATAGCTGTACTCGCATTTGCGGCACTTGAAGAAGCCCCACGGTTGGCACTCAGCGATCTCTATCGCATCTTCAAGCAGATGGGACAGCGCCTCCGCTTTGCCTTCTGCTTCCCTCAGCTTGTTGCAGCTACACCATTCAGTCATTCCGCCACCAGCCTTCCCATGAACCCCTCGGGGTCGCTCGTCATCTTCATCAACGCCACCAGGTTCAGGGCCGAGGGCGCGGTCCTTCCGTTGACCCAGTGGTTCACGGCCTTGCGCTCCAAGCCGAGCTCGGAGGCGATCTCCAACTGCGTCTTGCCGGTGTCGAGGACGGCATCCCTGATGACGTTCACGAACCTCTTGTGCGCCGTCATTTAACCCTCCGCTCCGTGTCCAGTTCTGTCACCTCGCCAGGGGAGCCGTAGTAGCCCCTGGCGTCGTTCTTGGCGATCACGTCGCGCTTCACGGCGTCTAGGTCGACGCCGCATTCCTCGAGCCGCCTGAGAGCCTGGTCCTTCACGTGATCCAAGTCCATAAGCTCCTCGGCGAGCCGCTCGGGAGGCTCCTCGTCGTAGTAGGCCTCCATGACCTCCATGAACTCCTCGCGAAGCTTGGCAAGCTGGCCGCTCAGGCTCGGAGGGTTCGCGATGGGCGGGAACTGCCACTGCCAGGGAGTCGCTATCATTCGGCCCCTCCTTCCTGGACGAAGTGCTTGAACGGCTTTCCGGGCATATTGGCCACGCTGCGGTACTCGCTCCACGGGTGCTTCTTCGCATCCGTCTTCTTGTCCACCTCCGCGTACTCGACCATCCTTCCGTGGCAGAGCTTCGCACCTGCGCGGAGTTGCTTGCTGAGGTATCCGCAGTCAACGCCCACCTCGCTAGCTGCCGCCGTCACGCTGTGGAACAGGATGCCGTCTACCAGCACCGCCCTTCCCGCTCGGCCTCTGCCGCCTTTCGCCTTGCGCTCCTTGGCGTTGCGCTCCTTCATGCTGCGCGCGATCTCGGCGGCCTCCGCCACGTCCTTCTTGCGCTGCTCGAAGTGCTCGATAGCCGTCGGCCCCTCCTCGCGGTGGATGCTGATGGGCTCGGGCTTCTCGTTGCACGGCTCGCCGGTGCGAGGGTCGAAGTAGCTGATGCGAACCTCGCTGCAACCCCTCGTCTCGCTTGGCGGCTCGTGCATGGGCTCGCCGTATCTGTAACTGCTAAGGTGCGTCATTTTCTCTTCTTTCTTTTCGCATGCGAAGCATGTGCCTCGACTCTGTGCTTCGGCTTCTCCGCTATGCACTCGGGGCACCGTCTCTGGCTCTTCTTGTTTTTTGTGAACGTATTCCCGCATACGGCGCATCGGGCCTCTCCGTAGATGCCGTGCATCTTGAACGATCTCCTGCCTTTCGATATGCACTCGGGGCAGGTGTTGTTCACGCTCCCTCGCAGGTTCTCGGGGGGCTTGAACTCCCTGCCGCAAACGCCGCAGGGCCTCGGACGGTTCTTCGCGTCCACGATCGCTATCTTCAGCTTCACGCAGTTGATGGCTGCCTCCAGCGATTGCCTGTCGTTCCAGTCGTAGTTCGCGTTGAGTTGCCCGATATACTTGCGCGGAATGGCGACGAGGTTGTCCGGGTCGAAGTTGCGGATGTCTCGGTCGGCGAACAGGACGATATGCCCCTCTGGTATCGGGCCGTGATGCCTCTCGTACTCTACGTGGTGCTTGAAGCGCCAGTTGTCCTTGCTGCACGGCCTGTCGGGCCATTCCCTGACCTTGACCATGAGGTAGTTGTCCTTGCCGACGCGCTCGCTTCCGACTGGCTTGTTCGGCTTGCCGCCGCCGTGCGACTTCCTCCTGTTCGTCCCGTAGGTGGAGCGGAACAGGCTCACCTGGTTGCGGTTGAGCCTGATGCCGAACTCCCTCTCGAACGCATCGATGGTAGGCGCCACGCTCTCGGTCTTGTCGTTTACGAGCATCCACTCGCGCTCCCGCTCGAACTCGGGGCTGCTCCACCGCATGCGCTTCTGGGCTGGGACGTGCCTCTCTTCTCCGTGACGCTTCTTGCGCAAGCCCTCCCTGTCGGCCTTGGAGTACAGGTTGTGCTTGTTCAGCCTCGTTCCGAACTCGCGCTCGAAGGCGTCAAGCGTGTCGTTGATGGTGCCGTTTGCATAGTTCTCCCGCAGCCATTCCGTCTGCTCGGCGGTGTATGACTCCTGAATCATTACCTGCCGCCGCCAAGCATCTTCGGACGAGAGGCGGTCATGCCAGCCAAGTCCATGCCCTCGGCGGCTTGGAACTTCATCAGGCTGATGGCCGTGTTGTAGTTGTCGATGATGTTGCCGGCGAGGCTGCCTACCGCCTGGCTGCGCTTGATCTCCTTCTCGAGGTCATCGCCCTTGGCGTCTGCCAGGCGGTCCATCTGAGCGAAGAGGGCGTTGTTCAGATCGTCGAACGTGCCCTGCCTTTCGTATGCCATGGTTACTCACTTCCCATCTTCGCAAGCTGCTCCGCAAGGCGGTTCGTCTCGGCGATGCACTCATCGTCGGTGCGGATGCAGCGGGTGTGGTCGTATTCGTCAAAATCGTCATAATGAGCCATGTCGAAGCCGACCCACCAGCGTTGCTCAGGGTCGTTTCGCATGGTTCTGTGGAAGGTGACGCCTCCGTGAACGTCGATGGAGTGGAGCGGGGAGTCGATGAACTCCCTGAAGCTCTTCGGCTGAACGCCGTGGAGCGGATGCCCCTCCGGCACGGCTACGTACCCGCATGGAGCATCGAACGCTCCGTGGCGTAATGCGCAGGTCATTCCCGCGTGCTCCCATTCCTTGATGATAGGCATGGTTACGCTCCCAACTCGAACACTGGCGCGTTCGCTTTCTCAAGTCCGTTAGCCGCCGTCAGGTTAGGGCTGTACGGGCACTCGACCTCATCGCAGGAAACGCACGGCTCGCACTCAGCGCAAGGCCAGCACTCGCGGCACAGGATGACGTCCTTTTCGTAGTGGCAATAGACGGGAGCGTAGCCTTTGTTGCACTCGGACTTTTTAGCCATGCTACTCACCGCCCATCAGCTTGCGCTGGCGCTCTAGGAGGTCGCGGATCTGCGCGATGCAGCACTCGTCGTAGTCGACGTCGCTTCCGTCCACGTGCCCCTGCGGGCATTCGCGGCATTTTTGCGTTCCGAAGTACTGGCAGGACCGCTTGGCTGCGTCAGCGTTTATAGCCTCCTGCGTGTCGGGCTTGCGGTGGGTGAGACGGTCGGGGTCGAAGCCGTCTGCGCCGTCCTCGCCGCGAACCATGACGCTTTGATACGAGCCTTTGCGAGGCAGCTTCAAGACTTCGTATTTCTTACCGGTGCTGATGTTCCACACCGTATCGCCTACCTTGATGGGTACTCCGTCAGCATCGAGCACTTCGGGTTCGGGGCGCTTGACGGGTTCTCCATATTTGTATTCGGCGAAGTTTAAGTAAATCTCATCGTTGTAGACATGGAGGCCATCGACCTCCTCTACCCTTCCATTGTTTATGAACTCGTCCCCGAACTTCACCAGCTCGCCGTCCTCGAAGCGGGGCCATTTGATGCCCTCGGGCAGTTGCGGTTTCGCGTTCTTCACGGCGTCGCGGATACGGGCCTTCCATCTGTGAAGCTCTGAGTGTTCAACGCGGGGAACAAGCTGATTGCCAAGGCGCTCGAAGTGGTCAGCCAATTCGAGCAGAGCATCGACATCAACTCCGGCATTGACCTCATGGGGTCGTTCCGCTCCGCTCATTGCCTTGCGTATCTGCTCGGCGATGGAGCGGCGTTTCGCATCTCCGCAGTCCAGCTTGTCACAGAGCAGGTCGAGGGCCTTGAAGTCAACGCGGCACTCGTGGCCTTGCGCGGCTCGGCTCATGGCGTCGAACACCACCTCGATGCCGTGGGCGTGCTCGGTGAAGCCCATCCTCGCGCAAGGTTCATAGAAGTCACGGCACAGTCGCTCGTTCTCGGCTCGAAGCTCGGCTTGCTCGGCTTCGATCATGTCGGCGAGCAGAAGCGCCGCTTTCTTGATGCACTTGTCGCAGTCGAAGTCATCGCACTCTTGATGCGTGATCTCAGAAAGACTGCAACTATCCTCTGCTTCCCGCAGCCTCTCGGCTACCGTCTTGTTCTCCATAGCTACGCCACCTTCTCAAGTGCCATGTCGAGGAGCATTGCCTCGGGATAGAGAGCCCAAGAGACCGCATCCATCGCTTCGCTAACGCCGATAACGAAAAAGAACACAGCGCAAACGCCTGCTGTGGCAGCCGTCATCATCAAGGTGAAGTGCCTGTCTTTCTCGGCATACACCCTACCCCAACGTCCTTCTTCCTTTTCCTTAGCCTCGCGCTCGATGCGTGCTTTCGTGAACTTACTCACACAGAAGTAGGTCATAGCGCAGGCGATTAGCAAAAAGAGGAACACCGCCGCTGTGACTCCGTTCCTCAACACCATTAACCCTGCGTACTGCGGCAGGATGTCTGTGATGAACTGGCCCGCCGTTTCTGCTGCCATACCTAGCTGACGGGCGATCTCCTCGATTACAGTTGCGTCCATTTAGTCCTCCATATCGTTCCAGCAGCCGCGCTCGTCGTGCTCGTACTCGCGCTCTGCTTTTTCTTCTTCATCGGGATCGTCATTCCAACGCCCCCATTCCTCGTAGGCCTTCCAAGGCGGGTCTATATCCCATCCGCTCATAACGCGCCGCCTTAGAACGCGATGTCCTCGTCGTAGAGGCCGTACTGCTGGCTCTGCGGAGGGGTTTGGGCTTGGGGCGGGTACGCGCTCGGGTTCTCAGAGGATGCCGCCTCAGAACGGCTCAGAAACTCGATTTCTTCCACGATGACCTCTACCTTGGAACGCTTCTGCCCGTCCTTCTCCCACTGGCTCCAACGAAGCTTTCCCTCGACGGTCGCCTTGGCTCCCTTCGCGAGGTACTGCGCGATCTTCTCCGCCCTGGGGCCGAACATCGTGCAGTCGATGAAGTTGGGGCGGTCCTCCCACTCGTCGGTCTGGCTGTTCTTGACGCGGTCGTTCACGGCGATGCCGAACTGCATGACGGGGGTGCCGGACGCGGTGCTGCGAACCTCGGGGTCGCGGGTGAGGTTGCCGCTGATGATTACTCGGTTGATGCTCATTGGCCTATCCTTCCTGGAACTGGCGCTGCCTGCGCCCCTTCTCCCGCTCGTAGCTGGCCCTGTACGCCTCGACGCATCGGGGGCAGCGGCACTTGAGCTGGTAGCCGCGCATCTTCCCGTGGCGCGGGTCGGAGAGGTCGTTGAGGAAGGCTTGGCGCTTCTCGTAGCTGATCGTCCCCATTAGCGAAGCACCGCCCCGAGTTGAGTTTTCCACAGGGTTTTCCACAATGCGGATTCGCCCCTGTTACGACCTGGGAGATGTTCCATTTCTCTTATTCTTTCTCTTATTCTTATTAATGTTCAAATTTGGAACGAACACTTGTTGAACACTTGTTGAACACTTGTTCAGCGTTTGTTCGTCAAACCTCGCCCCTTCTCGAGCGGCCTGACGCCTCTCCTGCGGCCCGCCTCTTCTCCTCGGTCTCGCGCCGCTTCATGCCGGCTTCGGAAAGGCGGTTGCACGTCACCTTCCCGAAGCCCTCCCACATGTCGCGGTCGAATATCCCGCAGTCGACGCAGTCGGAGATGAAGTCGTTGAGCCGCTTTCCCTTGAAGCCCATCTCGCTCTCAACCCAGAGCCTGTCCTTCTCGCTGGTCATGTCGATGACGCCGTAAAGCTCGGAGGCGAGGCAGTACAGCTTGATGACCTTGAAGGCCGCTGCCTCGCCCTTGCGGGAGATCATGGTCACGAACTCGGGGCTGTGCCAGAAGTCGATGTCTAACTTCATCCACCTGATGGCCATGTCGTGAAGCCCTCTGCCTTCCTACGCCCACTCGTAATCGGGCTTCTCGCAGCACTGGAATGCGTTGAGGTCCTCGATGGTGCAGTCGGGCGTGAGGTTGCCCCTGACGTTGCCGCAGGTGCGGCACGCGGCGCGTGAGGGCTCGTCTGCGGGCGCGTCCTCGACCGACTCGGGTTGCACCTCCATTGGGGTGGTTTCGGGGCCGTCAGACGGCTCCTCTGGCGTGATTACGGGCGCGTAGCCCAGCGTCCCCTCGTAGCCGCCGCTGGTCTCGTCGGCGGATGCCGCGCCCTGCGCCTCGACGCTCACGGGCAGGTAGGGGAAGGCTCGGCGAACGACGGTCTTCTTGGCCATGGCCTCGTAGTCGGTCACCCACGGGCCGCTGTTGCCGGCCTTTGAACGCTTGCGGATGCCGTCAACCTCCGCCTTGGTCATGACGTCCACGTAGTAGCCGCCGTCCTTGAACTTCGCGACCACGTAGACGTGCGTGAGCTTGTCTGGGGTGCGGTCGATGGCGTGCGGGATGTGGCGGCACTTCTCGTCGAGGCCGAACTCGTACTCGAACTCGTCGCCCTCGTAGACGGCGCGGGAGGCGATGCTCTCGATCTCTCCGGAGCGGCGCGCAAGGTCGATCATGCCCTTGTAGCCGAGGATGAAGGTGGCCTCCATCTTGCGCGTCTTGTTGTTGAAGAAGGGCAGGATGTAGGCGCGTCCCAAGCCGTCCACGGCGCTGGGTTCAAGTCCCAGGGCGCTGCACTTCATGACGCACGAGAGGATCGTGGAAAGCTCGCACTCGCCCAGCTTCGGCTCCCTGTTGATGGCGCTCACCGTCATCTGGTAGAGGCGCTCGCTGCTCAGGTGCTTCGGCATGACCGCCTCGATCTCCGACCACCTGTACTTGATGATCTCCTGCAGGGTCTTGGGCTTCTCGCCCTGCTGCTGCGCCATGCCCTTGCCGGCTGCCGCCTTGGTCAACGCTCCCATGGTTACGCTCCCTTCTTGGCGGTCATTCTGATGCCGCCGTCACGCGTCTTGATAACTTCGAACTTCTTGGCAAGCTCGGGTTCGGCCGCCTTGAAGGCCTTGCTGTCGAACGATGCGCACTCGCTGCGCTGCCACGTCACCTTCACGGTGGGGGTCTGGATGCCCTTGGCGCCGCCGATGATGTTCTTCAGCTCGTTGGTGAGGCGCTTCTTCTCGACCTCCATCTCATCGAGGGCCTTCTTGACGCTCTCGAGCTGCGCGATCTGCGGAAGGTCCTCGTCGAGCATCTGCAGGAACTCATCGCTTGCGCTGGGGTGCTGACCGAGCAGCGCGACCGCATCTGCGTCTGCCCCCGACACCATGGGCGGCACGTCCGCCTCCACGAAGCCCTCCCAGAAGGTGCGCTCCTGCTCGATGAGGTACGCGATGTCGTCCTCGTCGCGCTCGTAGACGAACTCCTTGTACTTCTGACCGCCGATGAGGACGGCTACGGCGAAGAACTCGCGACCCGTCACGGCGAGGTAGTGGATGGGCTGGGGCAGGTAGTAGTCGGGAATGCCGTCCTCCCAGTCCTCGGCGCGGAACGTTCCCGCCGTCTTGATCTCGAGGACGCCCTTGCGACCGTTCTCGTCGGTGACGAGGCGGTCGACGCTCGCAAGCTGCCAGGGTCGCTCGACGCTCTGCATGAGGGCGTTCCTGCGGGCTACGAACCAGTCGGGGTGGCGCTTCGCGAACTCTGCTGCGACCACGTCCTCCAGCACGTTGCCCCAGTAGACCGCTTCCTTCTCGCTGATGTCCTCGGGGATTACGCGCCCGGTCTTCTCGAGCCAGACCGTGTAGGGCGTGGAGTACTGGCTGAGGCCCATGATGGCGCTCGCGTCGGAGCCGCCGATGCCCTTCCTGCGGGCTTCGAGCCACTGGGCGCGGACCTCCTCGTCGGTTCCCTCGAACCTGATTTCCTTGTACGGCCTTGCCATTACTGACCCTCCGCCTCTCGCTCGGCGCGGCACTTGGGGCAGTCGCACTCCTTGTCACCATTCGCCTTCTCCTCACAGGCTTCGGCGACGATGTCGATGACGGCGGACATGGCTTCCTTAACGCCTCTGCCCTCCATCTCGCGGGACTCCTTCCAGGCTGCTTCGTAGAACAGCATCGTGGCCTCGGCTGCGACCTTCGGGGAGGTTACGTCAAGCAGGAACATCGTCCTGCACGCCTCCATGCCCGCCATGAACATGACGCCCTCGGGGCCGTTCACGTCGGCGTAGTCGAAGACGCGGTCCATGACGTTGTTCGAGTACTCAACTCGAACGATCCTCTCGATTTCGGAGCCGATGCCGCCGTTGAGGCCGCTTGCCTTGATGGTGATTACGTTCATTTACTCGCCTTTCTTCTTACGCGGGTCTTTCACCGCGACGTTGCTTATGTAGGTGACCTTGATGCGCATGTACGATTGCTTGCGCCGGAACCTGCGGTGCTTCTTGATTCGGACGTCGGTGACTTGGCAATCGTCCTTCCATGCCACGCCGTTGAGAGCGTCCATGACCAACTTGAGGACGTTGTCGATGTCGGGTTTGCAAAGATCCGCGTCACCCTCCATGTACCTCGGCTTGGAGTCCGGATAGGGGCGCTGGTAGTCGATGTGCAGGTGAACCTCGTCCTCCCAGTCCTTGTACGAGTCGCCGCACGATGCCCTGTAGAGGTCACGTATCAGCCGCTCGTTCGCTCCGTCCGCTGGGAGCTTGTAGGTGATGCCGTTGCCGAAGCGGGGACGGGCCTTGCCCTTGATCTCGTCAAGGTTCATCTCGCATTCGCGCTCTCCGAACAGTTCCGTGACCCAGCTCATGACGCGCTCACATCCCCAATCTCCACGAGGCGTTGCGCTTCTTTCCAGTCCTTCGCCAGGAAGAACGTCGCAGGGTTCACGTGCTCGTGCCATGCGGCGACCATGTCGACCTCGTCGGCCTTCGACTTGCGGAAGCTGAGCACCTTTGCCAGCCTGGGACGGCGCATCACGGCGTATCGGGTGATGATCGGCCATAGGTTGCGGTCACGCTTTATGCCCGGATACTCGCCGATGTCGAGCCTTCGCTCCTTCGCCAGGGTCAGGATGTCGCCCTGCTGGACGCATGGGTTGCCGTTATCGGCCTCGATGTGGAGAAGGTGGCATATCTTGTTGAACGTGCCGTAATTGCGCGAGATCCAGACGCAACCGTACTCTACGAGCTCCTGCCCTGTCATGCTCATTGCTCTGGCACCTCGCTCTCGTTCAGGAAGTCGGAGAGGAAGTCGGCAACGGCCATGTCGGCTTCGCCCGCCACGTAGCCGTCCGCGATGTAGGCGTCCAGCTGCTCGAGCCACTTCTCGACCCTGTGACGCATCATCTCGTTCGAGTGCCCGCGCACGATGTCGCCGACGTAACCCGAAACGCTCACGGCCTCGTCTGCGAAGGCGAAAGCCGACAGCCAGTCGAGGTCTCCCGGCATGGCCTCGTCGTCCTCGATGCTGAAGACGGCCATGGCCTTCCTGCGGCGCTCGTTGTACGTGTAGCCGCCGTCTTTGCCGAAGAAGCGGGAGGTCATCAGGGCGTCGGTGCTCGAGTCGCACAGGAAGTTCGCGCAGCGAGCGGCGAACCATTGGCGCTGAAGGTCCTCCGCCATGTCGACGGCTGCCCTCATCTTCTCGGTGCGCTCGCGCCTCTCGGCCTGCTCTGGGGTCTCCTCGTCAGCCTGCATGCTGCGGGGCTCGTAGAAGGAGCAGTCGGCGCGGCGCCTGTCGATTACGGCGACGGCCTCCTCACCGAGGTCCTTGGCCTTATCGGCGACATGCTCGGGAAGCTGCGTCCAGGCCCTGTAGAAGTAGCCGGAGGGTATGTCCTCGACCACCTTCACGCCGGCCTTCTCGCAAGCCCTCAGGATAGCCTCGACCTTCGCATCGCGCTCGCGCTCCCTGCGGATGGTCGCCGCCTCCGCCGTGAAGGCGGCGGGGTTGTCAGCATGCTTCAGAAGCCTCGTCACGGCGTCATCGTCGCCGTCGCACTCGAACTCGTCCAGGAGCATGAGCTGGTCGAGGGTCATCATCTGGGACTTCTCGCCCGCGGCGTACGTGGCTCGGATCACCGACTTGTGCGAGCCGCCCTTCATCTTGCCGACCTTCTCCACCTTCTGCGGGTCGACTCCCAGGAGGAGCATCTGCTGAACGCCTCGGGAACGCTCGACCTCGGAAAGGGTCAGCTTGTCGTCCGTGGTGAGCATCGCCATCATGGCGTTCGCCTCGTCCATGCCGTCGCATACGACCGCGCGGCACTCCCGCACGCCGTTCATCTTCATGGCGCGGTAGCGGCGTTCGCCGTCCACGATGCGGTAGATCTCGCCGTCCTGCACCACCACGGGCGGGTTGATGGGCTCTCCGGGGTTGAGGCCGTTGTACTTGAACGAGTCTGCGAGGGCGGCGATGTCGCCGAAGTCCTTGCGGGGGTTCTTCTTGTCGGGCTCGATCGCCGACATGGGGATTACCTTGAGCTGCATCTAGCACCACCCCTTCAAAGGAGCGATGAAGGCGTTGATGTGTTCGAGTCTCATCATGTTTCTCTCCTTTAGATGATGTTCATGTCGTGCAGGAAGATGAGGACGCCGTACAGGACGACAGCGCCCAGGAACGCGTAGTAGGCGTTCAGGCCTCGCCAGTAGAGGCGGTCCTGTGATACGATGCAATTGCTTTTAGCGACGCGTCCCGAATGCTTGCCGGCTGCGGGGCGCGTTTCTCTTTCTCTAGACATTGATAGTTCTCCTTTTTCTTGCGAGGTCCGCCATGTAGGCGGGAAGCTGGTCGACTAGGATCTTGTAGCGGTTGCCCGAGAAGAAGCCGGGCGGCGGGTTCGTGGACTTGCAGAGCTCTCGGGCGTAGTCGATCTTGATGCCGTAGAGCTTCGCGAACTCTGGGATGGAGCAGGTGTACTTCCCTTCCACGAGCCATTGGTGAAGAAGCGGTCTCTGCATTCTGTTTCCTCCTTTCTGTTGATGAGCTTTGATGAGTTGGCACGAAAGAGCGCGGCTTGTGCCTTGCTTGCGATTCGTGCTGCTAGGTTGTCAATGTGCTTGCCGAATAGCCGATACGAGGGAGCAGGAGTTGGTGACGCTCGCGAAGGCGTGTTGGCTATTTAAGAGTCCGATTCGCTTTTGCTGCTCCCTCATTTCGACTATTCAGCTTTCAAAGTGCTTCGCCAAACAGGCGCCGATGCGGCGGCGGGGCGGCTTTATGACGTGATGGCATCGGGTTTGCTAGGGATAACGCCCGTATTTCGCAGCCGCCCCTTAACGCGTAGCGTAGTGAAAGGAGGACGCGGTAGCCGCCGCATTGGCACCTGTTCGGAGGTTGCGGACTTTAACCGTCAATGAACTTGCTGTAGGGAACTTCGAGGAAGCGGCAGATGCTGGCGTACTCATCAGCCGTCAGCGTGCGGTTGCCTCGCAGCGTCTCGCTCATGGAGACAGGCGAGATACCTACGGCATCAGCGAGGGCCTTTTGCTTGATGCCCTTGGATGCGACGTACTCGGCAATTTTCTTCGCGATCATTTCTCACCTCCAATACGCCTCGGTTGCCTTCTCTTTTGTTAAGCGTTGCTTAACTCATTGGGATATTATTACAGCGTTGCTTAACCGTCAACTATGAAATATTGTTTTCTGTTAAGAAATGCTTTATATTCTGCCTTACCGTTTTAGGAGGAAAAATGAGCACCAAAGAAGAAATCCAATACGCTCTGGTGAGTTTATTCGAGGAAACCGGTAAGAAGAAGTCCAGCCTTGCCGACCATCTCAACGTCAGCCGCCCTGCCGTAACGAACTGGACTAGCGGTGCTAACTCCATCGACATGGACTACATTCCTGGCATTTGCGATTTCTTCGGGATTACCATTGACGAGTTTTTCGGGCGCAGCGAGAAATACCGCGTCACCGCCGAAGAAGAGCGTCTGCTGTCTCTGTATAGAAGCATGAACGAGAAGGGCCGTGCCCGGCTAATGGAAGAAGCCATGATGATGGCTAAATCAGGGATGTTCGCGAAAAGCGAAGATCATAGAGTTTCACAAACTGCGTAAAAGGAGGAAAAGATGAAGAAGATCCTTGCGATGGCTGCGGCTGGCGTTCTCGCCATGGCGCTCGTAGGATGCGGTGGATCCGAAAGCAACGAAGGCGGATCTTTGGATGCACCCGCACAGGAGCAGGTTCAGAAGGACTTCGACGGATCCAGCTTCTCAGACACTGGCGCTGGCACGTTCTACATCAGCACTCCTGCTGGAACTTCAGAGGGCGGAAACATCCCGCAGCTGATCGTTGAGAAGGACACCGCTCTTACCCAGATCGGATGCGGAACCGAAGGCATGGAGTACGCAAGCTGCATGGTCTACATCGACGGTATGGAGAGCGAGGAGCTTGTAACCAGCGACATGATGCAGGGCTCGCTCACGCTTAGCGGCGATGCCCTCGCACCCGGCGTCCATACGGTCGAGGTCGTGAAGATGGACGGCGACTCTCCCGCTATCTACAAGATCGCCCAGTACGAGGTTGCAGAGTAGGCAACAATTACCTGCGACTCGAGCGTATCGAGAAATACTACGGTAAAGTTACCAGTGAAAAAGGGGAAGGTCGCACACCCTTCACAGCCCGCGACCTTCCGAAGCGCCCTCCTATTTGAAAGGCGGTTGAATTATATCATGGCAAGAGCAGAATCAGGCTCCATCACCCAGCTAGGCAAGAACAGGTGGCGCGTCCGAGTGTCGGGCGGCAACGACCCCGTCACCGGCAAGCGCATCAGGCTCACGAAGGTAGTCCACGGCACGAAGAGGGACGCGATCGCCGAGCGCACCAGGATGCAGGTTGAGGCAGGGCAGGTGGACCGCGCCGTGAAGAACATGACGGTCGCGCAGTACTTCGACCAGATATACATGCCGTGGTACGAGGAGAACGTCCGACCGAGCACGTACAACGGCGCGACCTACACGCTCAACAAGCACATAAAGCCGTCTATCGGGCACATAGAGCTCGGCAAGCTGTCCGCGTACACCGTTGACACATGGCTGCGCACCCTGGAGAAGGACGTGCTCCCCGGCAACGTCTACTCGCTTCTACGCTCGGCTCTTCAAAGGGCCTACAAGTGGGGCATCCTCCCCCAGAACCCGCTTGACAAGATGGACCCTCCCAAACGCAGGATAGCGCCGAAGACGGTTGCGAGCCCCGAGCTCGTCACGCTTCTCATAGACGCCGTCATGGGCGACACCATCGAGCCCATCTTCCTGCTGGAGGTCGGCTGCGGCCTCCGCATGTCCGAGGCCCTGGCCCTCGACTGGGAGGACATAGACTTCAAGGCGGGCAAGGTGCGCATCCACAGGACGTACCAGTTCGTGAACGGCAAGGGCTGCATATTCCAAGACGTGAAGACGCAGGGCTCCGCGCGCACCGTGACCGTTCCGAAGAGCATCCTCAACCGACTGCTCGAGATACGCCTCAAAGACGGCGTCATGCGCTTCGGCCCGCTCAGCGACCACTCGAAGGACTACGGCAGGCTCTCCCCCGGCTGCTACCGCAGGAGGTACAAGCGCATCTGCGAGGAGAAGCTGCCCGACCAGCCGTACATCACCCCGAAGAACCTGCGGCACACGCACGCGACCATACTCCTCCGCGAGAACGTTGACCTCAAGACGATCGCCGACCGACTGGGACACTCCAGCATCAACATCACATCCAGGTTCTACCTCCAGAAGGTCGAGGAGCTGGACAACGCGGCCTCGGACGTATTCGACTCGGCTATCGCCGTTGCCGAGCCGCGCCCCGAGGCCGGCTCCAACGTCGTCAGCATCCTCCCCGCAATGGAGGCGTGACGTGTCCCAAGCGTGTCCCAAATGTGTCCCAAGCGTGTCCCAAATGTGGCCCAGCGGGACATGCCCGGAGCACGGAATACGGGGGCGGGAATTGTCCCAACGTGTCCCAACTTCCGCTGCTAAGCGGGTTTTTCTGGGTCTTTCGGGGTTAGTTAAGCTAGTTGGCAAAACATGCTCTGACCTGCGAAAACCGCGTTTCATCAGGCTTTATGCAAATACCCCGAAAACCTGCGGAACGATTGCCTCCCACTCGTGAACAAAGCAATACGAAACATGCTAAAAC